GGATAATCACAATGTCATTGTATGTACTACAGATAAAAAAATTACAATAAAAGACTCAGTGGAATATATTAAACAAGGTGTACATTTATACTGGCCAACTCTGATTGTTAATGTAGAAAATTCACTAATGATGCGTGAACTAATAATTCATAAACTTAAAACTACGTTTGGTGAAAGAGAATCTGTAAATACTTGGGATGATGTGGTAGACGTATCTGTATACAAAACAAATGGTATTCGAATGGTTGGATCTAGTAAATGTTCATATGATAGAAGTAACGGTAAAACGGAATTTATAGATGATAAAAGGATCTATAAACCTACGGTAATAATTGATATGTATAAACAAATATTAGAAGAAGAATTACATAGACTATTTAAGAGTACATATGATATGATAGTAACTACAAGTATTAGACTTACGAAAGGGGAATTAACTAAAATCGTAAATATCCCTAAGTTTTTAAAACTTCCAAAAGTAGAAGATTGTGAAGAATGTGAAGAACCATCGAGCAAAAGAGTTAGTTCGAACAGTTTAGTATATCAAGAAATTGTAAGATTTTTTCGGATTCATGTTAAAAATTATTCAGCAGATGATATCAAAAAAATCTTAAATTTCGATAATAAAGTATATATTATACTAACTAAGTCAAAATATTGTCAAAATATTGATAGATCTCATAATTCATGTCAAATATATTTTAAACTATCTAAAGAAGGTATTTGTCAAAAGTGTCACTGTATTTGTAATACTATGTCTGGTAGAAAATATGGATATTGTAAAGATTATTCATCTGAATATATAAAATGTACAGAACATTTATTAAAGTTATTAAATTGGAACGGTAATAAAAATAAAGAAATTAATAAGATTGATTTACCAAATATATCTCAAATGTCAGCTGGGAACTGTCAGGTGGACGATTTTATGTTACATTTATATAATCAATTTACTAATAAGTCTCCTCCAAAACAAAGACCAAGACAAAAAAAGTACTAAATTATATACATTTTAATAAAAATATAACAAATACCTACAGCAACACCTAATATTATCAGGCTTTGTATATTAAACTCACCGTCTGTAATACATAAAAATGGTACAGTTTTACAAAAATTTTTAAAGTAACAATTATTAAATAATATAAACAATATAGTTATAATTATAATTGATTGTATTGTTTCTTGGTAATTAACGTTTGCTAATTTTTCCATAAATTTTAAACCACTCGAAGGTGGTGAGAAAGCTCTTGGTTTCTGTTGATGCATCATTTGTTGTTGATATGCTAATTGTTCTTGTGGTATTTGCTGTTGTTGTTGTGGCATTTGTTGTGGCATTTGCTGTGGCATTTGCTGTTGTTGTTGTGGTATTTGCTGTGGCTGTGAAGGAGTCATTAAAGAATCTAAAGATGTTTCATATTCCGAATCAGTCATTTATATATATAAATAATTATTTTAAATATATATTACCGCAAATGTTTAATATTTAACAAATTTTAAAGGTTTCAGAATATTTAAATGTATCGGTTATATCAGCAACATTACCCGTGTATAATTTACACTGTTCTAAGATAGTGTTTTGATAATTTACATATTCCAATATTGATTCTTTTGCTTTCCTAGATGTCCAGATATGTAATGGTTTATGATTTTTCTCATATATTCCAGTAATTCTTCCACATGCCTGGATTAATGTTTCACATGTCTGAAAAACAGGTGGCATATATACTAAATCTGTAAGGTGCCATTCATTCTTATCTTCAGTTTTGTATGATTGACCTCTTCCAGCCTTGATTCCAGATACAATAACTATTTTTTTAGAGTTACTATAAATTTTAAGATTTTTAAGCAGTTCCTTGATATGAATCTTTTTAAATTGGTATTTAAATTCTCCCCGCCTCGTATACACGGGTATCGTATCTTTTGTGTACAAAATTGTATGTTCTCCGTGATCTATTATTACATTTATATCATTGTTTTTAAAAAAGTCTTTTCCTATTTTTTCCTGAAGAATGATAAGAGATGTACAATTAAAAAGAACCACCTGATGAGAATCTCTTTTTAAGACATAACCTAAAAGTTCTATATACATCGAACAATATTCATCGGCTTTATCCAATTTTGTAAGTCTCTTCACTGAATTTCCAAGAATGTGCCATTTTTTAATTTTATCAAATCCTACATAAAGTTCATTTTTATCTAGAGAATAAACATTCTGACATTTTATATCAGATACATACTTAAACAAAGAAAACGGAGTAGCTGTAATATAATACTTGTGGTCGAGGTATTTACTCTTATACATCTCGTCGTATAATACAGTAGACTGTTTAATATCTTTTATATCAACATAAATAAGATCTGTTTCGTCTAGAATAATAATAAAATCGTGATTAATTCTCTCAATTGTGCAATACATTTTTGACAACTGTTGTACATTTGACAGACATATATATATAGATGGATCTTTTGTGACTGAGGTATAACAATTTAAGGAAGTTGGAAAATTCCACCTTTTACAAAATTGTAACAAATCTGCTGTAATGTTTCTCAAAACAATAAATACAGATTTCTTATCAATCAGACTCGAAAAAGACAAATCCTGAATATATTTTGTCTTTCCGCTTTGAGTTGGAGAAACTATGACAGACGTCATTTTGACATTTTACTAACTCTTAAATTTCTAAACTTATAAAATTGTCGCAATTTAATTTAATTACTTCGCGATTTTTTTCATTTTTTTTTTCTTGTGTAATTATTAAATACAAATGGCTGGTGGAGGTCTTATCCAACTTGTTTCTATTGGTGCACAGGATGTATACCTTGTAGGTAACCCACAGATTACTTTTTTTAAGGTAACTTATCAACGACACACAAACTTCGCTCGGGAATGCATCGAACAGACCATTCAGGGTACTCAGGGTTTTGGTCAGCGACTAACTATAACTATTTCACGGTCTGGTGATCTTGTAGGTCCAATGCATGTTGAGATTGCGCTTCCAGCTCTCAAATCTAACGCCAGCGTCCCCGCGGCTGTATACACCAGTCAAAACTCAACAGCGGTCTCCGCCTCCGCAGGCAAGAAATTCAATTGGTGCTGGGTTAACTATGTTGGGTATCGTATCCTAAAGGAGATAACTATTGAAATTGGTGGTCAACCCATCGATCGTCACTACTCCACATGGTTCTATATGTGGTTTGAACTTTCGACACCAGCCGCCAAGCGTGGAGGTCTTCAGAAGATGGTTGGTGGTTATGATGTAACTGAGACTCCACTAGGTCTTACAACTAACGGATATACAGCACAGACTCTTTATGTTCCTCTTGTTTTCTGGTTTAACACTCATCCGGGTCTTGCTCTTCCACTTATTGCTCTTCAGTATCACGAGGTAAAGCTTTACATCCAGACTGAACAGCTAAATAACTGCTGTATACTATTTAGCGAGATTGGTTCGGGAGAGAGTATTCTAGGACTTGAATGGACCACAGGCACTCCTCAAACACCTGCGGGTGCAGTACCCGCGATGAATATGTCTGTATGGGCTGATTACTACTATCTCGACTCAGAAGAGCGTCGCCGATTTGCTCAGTTATCACACGAGTACCTCATCAAGCAGGTCCAACAGGCAACAGCAAGTTTCAGCAGTTTCACAAACAGTGGTAATGGTTCTATTGATTACCGCACATTCAACCATCCCGTATCATTCAATGTATGGGGTTTCCGCAAGACTGCTCCTGGTACTGAGCATGACTGGTCTAACTTCACTAATTCGCCACCCTTCCTTCAGTACACTGGTCTCAGTATCGTTAACGAGCATAAGCTTATACTTAACGGTAACGATCGCTACAACGACAAGAAGGCTGATTACTACAATCTTGTCCAGCCTTATAATCACTTTACATCTATTCCCCCAATTGGTATCCTTTGCTACTCTTATGCTCTTCAACCAGTTGAGCACCAGCCGTCTGGTACTCTCAACTTCTCACGCATCGACAACGCGACTAACAAATTCAGTGTCATACCCGATGTCGCAGCACTTAATGGACTACTTGGTAGTCTGGAAGAACCCAATGTATGGTCTGTCTCGGGAGAGACATCATACGAGGGTGTAGTCTACGCTGTTAACTACAACGTTCTTCGGATCATGTCTGGTATGGGTGGTCTTGCTTACTCCAATTAAAGTGGTTAATTAGTTTGTTGTGTAGTATAAGTTAAAAATCTATTGTTTATTAAAGTTTAATAAAATGTAGATTTTTAAGGTAATTTAGTCAATATTTTCTAAACTAAACTTGATTCGTCAACTGGCTTATCTGTCGTCGTTTGACTTTCTGAACTTGATTCGTCAACTGGCTTATCGGTCGTCGTTTGACTTTCTGAACTTGATTCGTCAACTGGCTTATCTGTCGTCGTTTGACTTTCTGAACTTGATTCGTCAACTGGCTTATCTGTCGTCGTTTGACTTTCTGAACTTGATTCGTCAACTGGCTTATCTGCTAATTCTGGAACACCTTTTAGCTTTCCAGCTTGCTTTTGTTCTTTACGATGCTTTTCGAAACTAGCCTGAGCGTCTTCCATTTCCTTATCGTGCGCCGTGATAAGTTCTTCTAGTTTTTCGTCAGAATAGTGCTTTTCACCGATCTTTTCTGTTTCCGGTGGAAGACATAACCATGCATACATTTCTACAACGAATATATCAAACGCGTCATCGAACTTTTGTAGTTTAGTTGCGTGTTTCTTAGCATCTTCCATTGTGGAGAAGACACCCTTAATCTTAACAGCTAGATGATCAGCTTTTTGTCGGCTCTTTGGAGAAATTACGCTAATAATAGCAAATTCTTGTTCTGGTACTCTAATAGAATCTTTCTTTAGATAGTCATTAATATCAACTTCGGGCATTTAAATAAATATTATTATTATCTTTAAATAATTTAAATTGTTGGGATATATTTCCAATTTAATGATGTGCATATATTCTTCCATATTTTTTCCTGTTCGAACAGTTTTTCTCTACTTTTTAATAATGGAAAATAAGATAATAGATCATTTCGATTAAGTAATTGACAAAATTTATGTAAAGTAAACGAATAACTTAAAAAATTTTTCCTATTAATTGGGCAACACTTCTTAAAGGGTTCCTGAATCATATCAAACATTTGCATTAATTTATTCTCAAGTTCCGATGTAATAACTAATCCCTTTTTATTAGTTATTCGATTAATAATATTCGGTATATGTTCATAGTATTTGTTAAGTCTTAGTTTCTTAAGATATTGTCTTATTTTTACATGAGTAATATCTGAAGTTTCTGTTATTCTTTCTTTTTTAAGTTCCATGTAAATTAAGTTTAGTATATCTTCTGGTATTATTGTAGTTTCTTTAGCTTGTAACTGTGTCAGCCATTCTTTAAAATGATTTTTTCTTTTATAAGTAAAAACCTGAATAAATTCAACAGAATCCATTCGTGACCAATCAACCTGATTAGAACTATCTGTATATTTTTCGCATACCCCACAATTAGAACATGTTATTATAGCCTCTTTAGTATCTATTTTTCTATCCTGTGATTTACATTCTTTGCAATAATTTTTAACATTTCTAATTTTCGCAGATGGAATATTAAAACATGTTTCCAGGTAATCACTATATTTAGTACCTTTGTCTGTTGAACCGTTGTGTGTAACATATTTTAATATACCGGATTTATCGTCTTTTTTTTCTATGTAGTCTACTTCATCTGTATTGTCAATTTCTTCTATAAATGAAACAGCTTTACATAGGTAATCTGTTAGTTCTGTTTGGTTATATATGTCTTTGATGTCCTGATCCAATGATTTTATCTTATCCTTTAATTTTATGGCTTTTATGTATTCTTTATTTCTATAAATTTCTTCCAATTCTTTTTTAAGAGATTCTAATTCTTGTTTTTTATCATCGTATGTTTCATATTTAGCCTGAAGTTTATTAATATATTCTTCATGTATATTCTCTATACTAGATCTACAATCTTTATGAACAGGTTTTTGTGATAATCGAAACGCGTTCATTTAATATTTTTATTATTTTTAATCTTTAAATATTATTAAATGAGACCAGATCTTAAAACGTTTTATGGTAGTTCAATTATACCAACTAATGATCTACATCCAATTAGAAGTTCAGACCAGTTTAATCCTCAACTAACCGAGTCTCAATCTTGGCAGAATATTAAATTTCCAGAGGCTGATTACAAACCTACAATAGTTTCTCAACAGGACAGATTAAAAGAATATGCATGTAGACCATTGGATCAGTCTGCTGATTTTAATCAGAGAGCTTTTAGATCCACCGAAAATGTGTTATTACAGTTATTTTTTAGCGAAATAAACATTAAATATATTCAGGATAGAGTTAGAGATGAAATTTTTAAACTTAGAGATCAGCAAATTTCTACAGAAATTGACAATATGAATTTACAAAATTTAATGCAGGAAACATTCACATTATCATATCAGGGTAAGATGCCACAATTTATATCTGACAGTAAAGTCTGTAATCTTAAAAATCTGATATCCGATCTTAATAAACAAGTTATCAATAGATATATTACTCACGCTGTCAGTACAATTGATATGCATAAATACTATATTTCCGATATAACTACTCTACCTCTTCCACTTGAAAGACCTACATTTATGTCAAATAAGGGATCCAACGTTGTATCTCAACAGGTTGGTTTAGGTACAGTAGAAGAATTTAATAGAGATATTCGAGAATGGAATAATAGATTTTCTCGTTTTTCTAATTAAATAAAATAATAGAATAATTTTATATGGAGGTGAATCCTGTAAATTATAAGACTTTTAATTTTAAGAATGTAACAATAAACCAGGACAAAATTTTCTACAACAATCAAGAATTATATTTTACTACACCAATGTTAAAAATAGAAGATATTATAGATATTGATAATAAAACATATTTACAATTAAAGTTAACAAAAAAAACTCATTGTAATTTGTTTATAAATAATATTTTATCAATTGAGAATTTAATTAAAAATAAAGCAAATGATAATAATTTGTATTTAAATTCTCAAATTATTCGAGACATGTTAGATAATATTTATCTCAAAGTTAAAATTAACGAGTCATTAAATAGTATATTTGATAAAAGAAAACTTCCCGTATCCTATAATTCATTAAGTATTGGTCAACAAATAAAATGTATTATTAAAATGACAAATTTTTATAAAGATTGTCTAACGTGTAAATTTGGTTATTCGTTGGAGTTATATCAGTTAATGATAATAGAATAATTTTGCGTTGCTTTATTAAGTTTTAAAATAAGATAATCTACTAAATAAGCATGGTTAAACTCGATCAGGTCGATTTTTCTAATATTTCAGTAGATGATCCTATTAAACAGGATGGTTTATATTTATCCAGGATACAATATAATGGGAATGATTTAGTTATTCAATTACCAAAACTAACAGTTTTATCTCGTAATGGTGCAGACTCTTTAGAAGTAATTGCAACAGATGAACTTACAACTTTCATGGATAGATACGATCAATTTATGATCAGTGCAACAGCTGAAAAATCGGGCAGATGGTTTTCGAAAGTATTACCTAAGGCTAAAGTTGCGCAAATTTATAAAAAAAATTATGTTACGATTGATTCGGTAACTACATCATCATTTAAAATCGATGAAAATGTACAAGTTTATTCTAAAGATAAATCACTAGAACTCCATGAAATAGAATCGGGTATGGAAGTAATTCTACTCGTACACGCTTCTTACTTGGTATTTTACAAAGCAAATTGTATTCCATATTTTAATATTCTTCATCTTAAACTGAAAGAGAAAAAACTCGAGTGCGAATTTCGCGAAATTGATGAAGAATCCCCAAAAATACCGATTAAAATTAATATGGATGATTTTGAATTAAATTAAATTTGCGATGTTTTTTTTATAAATTATTATCTTTATAAATTATTAAATGGACAAGATCATATCAGTTTTCCCAACTCTAGCAGCGGCGTCTCTTGTTGCGCTTTTCGCAATTCATTGTATTCAGGATAACATTGAGGGTTTTACTGAAGATGAAGCTCGAATGCATAACCAGGATCTAGCTGCAAAGGCAGCTTCGCCACCAAACGCAATTAACCATAATTTAGATGATGTTGATGTTGGTGCTCCAACTTCTAAAAATTTAGAAACTATTCAGAATAAAGGGTTTGCGTTAGCTTCGTCTGTAGATCAGGGTAGTATGGGAAGTCTTCCGGTTGGCGTCAGTATGTGCGCTTTAAATCAGCCTGCACCTACAGTTGCGTCTTCGCTTCTACCACTTCCAAACCCTGACAACCAAAATCAGACCTGGGGTGATCCATCGTGTGTATCAAATGCGTTAGCTAACTCCAGTATGCTTTCAGCTTTAGATATTATCGGTGTTAATACAGTTGCGAGTTCCCTCCGTAACCCAAGTCTTGATCTCCGCGGAGATCCCGTATGTAATCCCCGTGATCCAGTGAGTGTATTTAATAACTCTTCTATTACATGCACGTTCAATCGTCCACTTACTTGTTATAGTGAACTTCCTCGACCGACTATCTGGTCTTGTGATTGGAATAGTCAATGGTGGAATAAACTTGACAGCGTTAAACCTATGACAAGTAATGATCTACCCGTTACTCGTTAAATATATTTAAAGAATAGACACTATATTAAAAAGTAATGGATGAGATTTTACCTAAAATTTTAATTAAAGTTTTTGACGAGTTAGGATCTGGTTATAAAGAACATGTTTATCAGAAGGCAATAGAAATAGAATTTCAGACTGCAAAAATATTATTTCATTCTGAAGTTATATGTCCAATAAATTATAACGGTATTCAGGTTGGATTTGAGAGAGCTGATATAGTAACATACTCGAATGGGTCTCCGACGTCTGTTTTAGAATTAAAGTCACAAACAAATTCTATAACAAAGAAAGAATTTATTCAACTTTATAAATATTTATCCAACTTAAATGTTAATATTGGATATATAATTAATTTCATTATTACACCAGATACTATAATTAACAATACCGAATCTAAATATAGATTCTTGGAGTTATATAAAATAGAATTTTATCAGTTTAAACTCTATAAGTACTCATTTAGACATTACGAATTTAAAGATTATTCTTTATAGTTTCATCTGAATTAATCGTGGCATTTTAATCAAACCGTTTAAATCTTTAGATGTTTTAATACTTTTTAATTGTTTATATACTTTTTCAGGCTCACCGGTAAACTGTATAGATTTATTTTTAAACAAGTATACTTTAAACGCTTTTAAATGGGGGGACAGTGTAGTTATAGGGTCCGTGTAGTGACCACAATGTCCCAATTTAAAATTGTTTACGAAATAAATCCATAATTCTAACGTGGTACTTCCAGTTGGTCTTAAACCAGACAACTCTATAAATTTTTTAAATTCATCATATAGATCGCTAGCTTTTTCGAAATTTTTATACCATCTATATTTATGTGTTAGTTTAAAAATTGTTTCGATGTTATAAATATTTGCAGGAGTCAAATTTACCAGTCTTTTATTTACAACAATGACATAAGTTCCCTCTAAAGAAAATATTATATGATATAAATTACCCATTTGAGCAAATCGAATACATTGACCCATATCTTCACCAGACGGCCATCCCCAAATTACATTACCAGATATGTAACAGTGTAGGGGGTGAGTGTGAAAATTTACTCTACCTAGCGGTGTACTAACAGCATTCGAACTGCCTTTTTCTATAGAATGATTAGTATATAATTTGTCACATACCTTTTCTCCATCTACTATTCGACAATTATTGTCCTCAAATTCTATTATTCCACCAAATTCATGCTGTTCCAGTAAAAGTCCATGCTTAGAGTACTTACTGGGTTTGATTAGTGTATCTTCCAGCACTTTTTGTGTTATTTTCCATTCTGGTCTATTCATATTATTAAATATTAAATATTAAATTATAAGTTTAAACTTTATTTTTTAAAATTTACATTGTAATTAAACAATGTTAGATGCATTAAACGTCAATGTATTAGTATCAGCCAAGGAAGAATATACTAATCAATTGTGTTATGTACTTAGTCCTTTAATTTATCACGGTCTAATGAGTTTATTTGAGGAATCTAAAAAGATACCAAAACAGGTGCGAGGAATTTCCTACAGAAATTTACAAATTGTACTAGCCAATGTTCAGAATTGGAGTTCATTTATAATAGAAAAGGAAACAAAACGAATCAAGACTTCGTGTTCTTATTTATCGGATCTTGTAACTGCTATTTTTGTAAGTCATGTTAAAATTTTAGCGTGTGTGAGACTAAAGGGTGATCATAAAAATATTAAAATTAAAATACCTAACATGGACACATTCGTTCATAAAATATATATATTAGTTGCTAATAAAATTTATAATAATGTTATGTTAATTCATGAACATGAAGAAGTACTAATTAAAACTATATCTGATATAATTAATGAGTGTATTAGAAAGCAACTACCTATTGAGCATATTTTACAGGAATACTTATTTGACGTTTTTAACGACGACTCCGTAGAATCAGAGGCATCTGAAAAGTCGGATAAGTCTAACAAAGAGTTCACAATGGATGAAGTAGCAGACGATGACGATGTAAAATCAGAACCTGAAAGCGATTTCGAGAATGAACAAAAAGCTATACCAGTTGTACCAATTGATGGAGACCCGTACACAAAAGATTCCTCAATTCCAAACTTTGATGATACTACAAAGATAGAAATACCCGAAAGTGTGTTAAACGTTCCAAATATTGGACCTATGCAACTACAGGAAAATACAGAATATGATCGTGAACCAATGCCGTTAAATTTAGACAAAAGACCTAAGAGTCCTGTCACTTTATTTGATGACGCAAATGAATTGTAATTAAAATATTATTAACTAAATAATGTCTGTTTTTGATAAAACTAAAACATTTTTAATAGATTTATTAATTAAAAAAAGTACTAAACCAACGTGTTTACCTAAAGCAATAATAATGGACGTAGATGATACACTGGTTTCAACTATTAATTCCAAAGTTAAATTTATCACCGTTAATAACAACGTTGTATTTCTATATCCAGGTATTAAACCTATGATACAAGTTGCGCATGTCGCTAAAAAATTAGGATATAAAATTATAATATTAACCGCTAGACCTAGAGAATCTTTTTTATCAACTAAATTTAATTTAGATATACTCAAGGTACCATATGATGAAATACATATGAATAATCTATCTCAAAACATATCTTTTAAATATAGAGTTAGACAACACCTATTAAAACATTATGATATTTTATTTACAATAGGGGATCAGGTTGGAGATGTTAATGGACCTCCTGGTTTACTTGGTATTAAGCTACCATCACAAGACTCTTATAAAGTACAGATATATTCTAATTAAAATATTATAAAATAAAATAACACTTATCATTAATGTTATCAGGCACCCTGAAAAGTGTACTAGAACCGCAAAAACATAAATCTATTCGAGAAAGAGAAGTTAAAGACAAAATAGTTAATATTCTCTTAGGAAAAATTAAAAAATATTCATCATACGGACAGACAAATTGTACATTTAAGGTTCCACCGTTTATATTAGGATGTATACCTTATAAACACGAATCTATGATAAAATACTTAAAATCTAAATTTTATAAAGAAGGATTTTATGTAAAGGAAGATGATTATGGGATTTTATATGTATCTTGGGATATTAAAGATATCAACAAAGTTCAGGATTCTAAAAGAAAAGAGAAATTAAAAGAAATAAATATTAATAAAGATCTATCAGCGTTCGCGTCAAATAATAAACTAAAGTAGGTGTGTTCTACACACTGGAATATATTCATCTGTTCCAATTAATTTTTGTTCTTTAGCGTCTGTTAGTCTCTTTGTAAAATATGCATGATTTCTGTTTTTACATATTTTACAAAATGCATGTAGTCTAGTTATCGTATCACATATAGGAATTAGTTCTAAAATTTCACCAAATGGTTTTTGCTTGAAGTCTCCATCCAACCCAGAAACATAAACAATTTTAGAACTATTAATTAGTTTTGTACAAAATACTTGTAATCCCTCGAAAAACTGTGCTTCATTAATACATACAACTGAGTATTGTGTGTAATCTAAACTATCTAACTTATCAGTATAATGAGATTCTATATCACACGAATAATTATCATGTGTTGTTACGTCCGTAGTTGAATATCTTGTATCGTCAACATAATTAATTAATGCTACCCTATTCCCAATACTCTTGAGTCTTTTAGCTGTTTTGAGTAATTCTGTAGTTTTCCCTGAAAACATACAACCAATTATAAGATGTAGTTCGCCCATGTTAATAGTGTATATACAAATTGTTTAAATGACTTTAAAATTAATCTTTAATACTATTAATGAGCGTCTGGGACTTCGATGAAAAAAAGAACTTTACAACGGTTTTATATAAAGGTTTACCGTTTAAAGTTTTAAATTTTCCCAATAAGATTATTGCAGCTAAGAGACTCTATCAGGCAACAGTATTTATTTACGAATTGTGTATTAAAGTATACAATAATATAGATAAAGTAAAGTCTCCATTGAGAGAAATGTCAATTGTTTTTTTAAGTATTCACCCCGATTACTATCTTCTACAAGAAATGCAAACTGGTACACAATTTGATGGAATGAATAAACCTAAAAATGTAAGTAACAATAAGTATTTACCCAGTGTAGGCAGCGACAAAACGTTAAAAGCTGAATACAGAATTGTATTTTTAAATTTAATTAAACCCAATGGAAAAGTTAAAAGTTTTAAAGAACTTGTTCCGTTAATTATACACGAAATAGCTCATACTGGTTGTAATCATGTAACATGGAAAGATGATAACCATGGGTTAGATTTCCAATTATTTGAGTCATATTTATACTATTTACTACGCAGTTCCATATAGTGTACAATCCATTGTAACTTGTATTCTTTCTCTTTCTGCATTTAACATGAACTCTAAGTTTATCCAAGAAGCTGAAATTAAGCACGGACGCACTGCTATGTTCGCAATGCCTACTCTTGTAAGTCTAGAAGTACTTGATCATAGCACACTGGGTATTAATCAGCTTGCTTCTATACCACTGGATAATCAGTTACTACTACTAGGTATTTTTGGATGCAGTGAGGTGTCACAGATGCTAAAAGTCTATGAATTTCCTTCATCGGTTGATGCCTGGTTTAATATAAAGAGTGATCATACACCTGGAGACTACAACTTTGATCCTCTAAATATTAGTAATACTGATAAGATTGATATGCTACAGACCAATGAGAAGTTTGTAGGTCGACTAGCCATGCTATCGTCGTTTGGTTTTATTTGTAACGAACTAGTAACCGGAAATCCAACAGTTTCGTTTTAAATATATTAAAAAATTATAGTAAACTATTAAATGAGTTTCACGCCCGAGGAAATCTTAAATTTACCAGAAAACTACAATTTGAGTGATATCAAACATTCATTTTACTCGTTATCGAGACAATATCATCCAGACTCCTCAAATTGTAATTTTCTCTCAAAGGAAGAAAAGAAGAATATATTTATTGTATTTGAGACTGCATATAAAGAATTAATAAATAAGTACCAGTTTGTAGAAATCGATGCACCTATGTATTCTCGCGTAGAATACTCAGATGATTTACATATAGACAGAGATCATTCGCTTGATACCATAGGTAAATTTAATGAACAATTTGAGAAAGTACACTCCGAAGAAAATAGAGATAATCCATGGAGTATACATTACACTAAACAGTCTTCAGAAAATAAGTATAATTTAGACATATTAAGACCAGATGAATATAAACGTGTTTATCACCACGAATATGGTGTCAACTATTGTGATTCTTTTACCCAGCCGGGTAGATTTACAGATGTAAGTCACTTGCCCGAGGATTTAAATGATGTAGTTATAGAATCTACTGACCTTGATTCACTTCTTAAAAGTAGAGAGAATATAGAATACTCAGAAGAAATAAATCAGCAAGAGATAGAAAAACAACGAGTTCTAAAAGAATTAGAAAGCCATAAAAAACAAACTCAATTAGAAAGAGATATTAAGATATTAAAATTAGATCACGTCAGTTGAATATGCCTATGTAGAATCCAAAATAAATTCGTGGATTTTGATGAATAGGAATTTAAAGTAATATTAACACTCGCACCTCCGTCATTAATTTGAGCGCCAGCTGGAGGATATAAATTAACAGGATTTGTTTGATCTGTTAAGTAAAAATTTGTGGAAACCGTTGCAGACGTTACTAATTTTATCGCATGTTGTTATAATTGTTAACAATCTATAGATCCACCAGCTTGTATTACAGCTGTACCATCAACAGTGTAAGCAGGTATACTTCTAAATCCTAACTGATTGAGATTTTAGGTAGTGCGGTATTGGTTTATAATATACTTAGATTTTATTTCAACCTAAATTATGCATATTTGATTGTTTAGTCCAATCGCCAACTGGCGCACCTAAACCAGGAAAGGCTTTATAAATAGGTTTCCAATCTGGAACTATTCGTCCATTTTTTTCTACAAGTTCTATAGGAGGTGAAGATAGCACAGGCTTAATATCAGTGCCTGATACAGCATGGCGAGAAAATCCTAATGTTCGGTTTCCATCAAAATCTAAAGAGTATCCTAGATTGTTTTCTGGATTATTAATAATATACCAATCACAACCAACACCTAATTCACCATAGAATAGAGGAGACTCTTTATCAACAATACTACGAGGAACGTTAACCATTCTGTTGTTCTGACTTCTAGCTTTACCATCTTGTGATTTTATTATTTTTTCAGATCTTATAACGTCTCCATTAATTCCTAGTATAGATTTTTCAGGAGGTTGTGTAGAATATATACCGGAATAATCTCCAGCCACTACCGCACCAATATTTCCTCTTAGTACACCACGTGTCTCTTCTGGGAAATCTGAAGGGTCTAAATTATTATTAATATGATCTTGGACACTAAACGCGTTATTAAACATGATTTATAATTTAACAAGAAAATAATTTAATCAAAAGTTACAACGAATTTAGTAGTGATTATATTTACATTTCTAATAGTATTTTGTGATAGTTCTTTTCTTTTGTAATCTTTATAATTATTTTTAAGTGTATCGTTCATATCTTCATCTATCTTATTTACGTTGATTAATACATAATTTAATATCTTATTTTCTATGAACCATCTAAAAAAATTTAACTGACCGATCGTTGTGGTAATAACCCCTGATCTTTGATGTGACATGGTGCTTAAATCTATATCAACTCTATTGCGTCTACAAAACGGATCGAAGTACTTCTTAGAGTAAGCTTTTAATTGATTTTTATAACTTAAATATATAAAAAATAAACTTTTGTTACCATTTTTATATATTTCGTAAGCAGAGTTATATTTCTTGGAATAATTAGTTGCAAGCCAATCTAATATTCGAAGAGATATATTAGATTTTTGTTCTATAATGGGTAATAAAATATCTAAGTTCGATTTATTACTATAAAATTTAATTAAAGAGTCATACAATAGAGTCTCTTTGGTTATATAATTATCCATTAAACTTTAATTAAAATATAATTTAAGTCTTTAAGTAACTTAAAGATACATAATATATTACATTATATGGATATTCCGTCTGCTCAAAAAATTACTAATCCTAACTTCATTAATTATTTAACTCGTACCATTCTTTATAACTGGAATTATAGAGGTGAAGCTAAGTTTCCTTGTCCTCAGCCTGTATCGATAGAACGTAAAGATTTCGATAAACTTAAAAATTATGAATATTTCGTTGGTGTTAAAAATGACGGAGTTAGATATATCATGTTTTTTACCACCGATAAAACTAATAGAAAAATGTGTATTCTTTGTGATAGATCTTTAAAATTTTTCACAGTTGATATTAAAGGTGATGATTCTATTTACAACGGAACACTTTTTGATGGAGAACTTATTAAAGATGGAGACTCTTATACTTTTATTATTTACGATTCTGTTTTAATGTGTGGTAATAGAGTAAATAAGAATAATTTTGAAACTAGATTAGCTGAAATTGATTGTTGTATTAGAACATTGATTTCACCGATTAAAACAAATTCCATTACAATTGATACTAAAATATTTTACAAACTTTCCGATTTCGTAAACTTTTTAGATGAATATGAAAAGAATAAACATAAGGATGGAATTATATTTATGCCCAATAAATTACCAGTTTTAAATGGCACTCAATTTTCTATGTTTAAATGGAAACCATCAGATAAACATACAGTCGATTTTTTAATTAGAGAAGAAAATGAAAAAGATTTATCGGCTCATGTATTTCATCAACAGAAACTGACAAAGTTTGCTAATATCAAATATAATACTCCAATTGGTAAAGAATTTATTGAGAAATACCATAGTTTAGAAAATAAGAAAACTGATAGTATCTTAGAATGTCAATTTGTTAAAAATATGCAGAATTTTTCTCCTATTTTAGTAAGAACGGATAAAAACTACCCGAATAGTCTAATGACTGTAGAACGTACATTATTTAACGCAGAAGAGGACGTTCAATTAAGTGAATTTCTTAACATCTAATCAGTCAGTGCTAAAAATCTATATATTATTAAAATTGTTAATAACTAATAGATTTTTATACCCGTTTACCTAATAGATATAATTTTTAGCTTATTTTTTAGTATACTTAGGCATGCTAATACCAAGCGACTTTTGCATGGCTGGAGTTACGGTAGAACTGCGGAGCATGAAGCTAGCGGCACCAGTTACTGGTCCAGTTACTGGTCCAAGGGCACCGAAATCTGGACTGGTTAGAGTAGACGCGGGAGGACTGTAAATAATACCAGGTCTCGCGTCAGAGGGTACACCGAATAACATGCTAAATAGGTTATCATCATTGGCAGAGCCCCGAACCTTCTTGGGACGACACTCCTTTGTGCCACGATCGAAAACTAGACCCTGACCCTTGCACATCGCAGCCATATCCTTTTGAGTGGGACCACGGTTGGAGGCACGCTTCGCGCGAGCAGCTTCTAGACCCGCACCACGATTGGAGGCACGGCAATCCTTTGTGCCACGATCGAGAACTAGACCCCGAGCCTTGCACGCAGCACGAAGCTGAGCAACAGTGGCAGCGGACCCACGGTTGGAGGCACGCTTCGCGCGAGCAGCTTCTAGACCCACACCACGATTGGAGGCACGGCACTCCTTTGTGTCACTATCGAGAACTAGACCCTGAGCCTTGCACGCAGAACGAAGCTGAGCAACAGTGGGGCCACCTGCAGATGCACGACCACGACGAGCAGCGGACCGACATCCCTTTGTGTCACTATCGAGAACTAGACCCTGAGCCTTGCACGCAGAACGAAGCTGAGCAACAGTGGGACCACCTGCAGATGCACGACCACGACGAGCAGCGGACCGACACTCCTTTGTGTCACGATCGAGAACTAAACCCTGAGCCTTACAGGCTATCGCACGCTGACGATTCGAGTCTGGGTTGGCAACTGCCCCGAAAAAATTATTTAGATTTACCATTATATTTAATAAGACGCAAGAAAAAAATATTGAAAAAATTAAGAAAAAAATTTAATATATTTCGAAATTAAAATGTCGCTAAAATTTAGCGATTTTAGAAAAGTAGTTAATTCAGGGATTTGAATAGGGTTTCTGGTTATTTCGGCTACATCGATTTTAATTTCTTCATAATCAGTGAATAATTTACGCGCGGTTATGTAGTCAAAATCTTCTCCTATTTTATATTTATTTAGTTTGATTACAGCTTCCAGGGTTTTATGGTTTTTGATCAATGCAAAGGCAGTTTGTGGTCCTACACTTGGTATGTAGGGGCAATAATCACAACCACAAAGAATACAAAAGTCTACAAATTCTGGATAGGACATCTCAAAATCTTTTAATATTTTCGATAAAGATAGTTCTTGAATAAAATCCTTAATGTTTGTTTTTAGAACACATTCACATCCAAATGTTAAAGTGTCAGTATCATCAGACACAACATAATCTACCATGTTGATTTTTTTAAGATAAACGCATGTTTTCTCTGCTTCACCGTTTGCTTGTATATATGGAATACCTGTGTATTCTAGGAATTTTTTACATTCTTCTATATGATATTTTGTAACATATACAATTTGTTTAGATAGTCGTTTAACCTCTGTTTTAATAGTATCAGCTTCAGATTCCGACGTTTCTTCAGTAATGGAAGTTTTGAGACCCGTTATTTTATCTTCTATCTTCTTACGGTTATGTTGTCTTTTTTGTAATACATTATTTTTTGCTTCAGGTGGAGCTCCATCAAACACAAAAATTGGAAGTACATTATTTTTAAGATAGTAATTTATACGATTTGCGAACCCGACGATGTGACTATGTGGTACCTTAGACATATGAACATATTTATAAATTAAAATACTACAATCTATAGCAACTTTTGTTCCTGAATATTGTTTAATTGATTTTTCCGAAATAGATTCGGGTGAGTATTTTTTGACTAATGTATTGAGGCTTCGAATACCCATTATCTTATTATTAATATACTTTTCTAACTTTAAGTTAATTGTTTATCGTAAATTAATCTCTAAATTCTACCTGTTTAGTTTCTTCTTCAGTTTCAACTTCTTTGAACATTACATCTATTGTTTTTTTCGGAGTTTTAAATAATTTATGATTCTCGATACCAACTTCTCTGTGGTATTCTACTTCTTTCCAAAAATTATACAAGATGGGAATATTTTCCATTAACCAAGATTGATTAATATGTATCCTAACTATGTTTAGTATTTCTGCTGATTGTGAATCAGCCGGTTTATATTCTATAAAATCTGCTTTAGTTAAACCTGTAATAAATAAATTTAATTGTACTTGTGGATAATAATATTTAGGACATACATTCATTTTTATTTTTCTTCTATAGGGACATTTTACTTCGAGTAGTACAGGTTCTCCGTAAGGATCGTCATTTTTAATACATATTCCATCAGGAGAACCCGCTAGGAAGTAATTTGACTCGGTGTTAATTGTATGTACACCTGTATAAGCTATTAAACCAAAGTTAAAATTTGTCATTCCCATAACACGGGAGTATTTTTCAATTGCATAATCTTCGTATCGTTGACCATGTAACGTGGCTGCGTTACCTACGAAAGGTTTAAGATCGTGACCGCATTTTTTAAATAAAAGCTCATGAGGTTTTTGATAAGGATTAATACCTAGCGCTGTAGCAGCATCACTAGATGTCAATTTATCTTGTCTCTGAGCAAACCACTCCGGGCTACGCTGTTCATAATGAGGAAGTTGTAATAAAAAATCCAGTTTATGATTACCCGTAGTCATTATACTATAATATACTATGTCTTTAAATGTATCTATTTTAGACACATTGAGGGTTTATACTGATCCTACATTAATCGTTTCCAGGTGACTCAAATGCTTTCGGGGACTTATTAGAACCAAATGTTGAATAAGAGTCTCAAATTGAAGTATTAATTTTAGTATTATCCACTTATTAACATATTCCATATAGTACTAAAATTAATACTGTAGTGCTAAATATTTCTAATATTATTTATGAATTATTAAGATTTCATTTTAGTAGGTTAGTTTTTTTAGATTTTTTAGATTTTGTAACAGTTACTACTGGTAGCTTACTCTTTTCTTTATGTTTTGCGATGTCAAATTGTTCATCTACTTGTTGATACTTAGAATTGTAATTTTTTTTATGAAAATCCCAGAGTTCTCTAGATCCTATTTTAAATTGTCTATCTGGTTTTGCGCGATACCAGAATATACAATCTTCAATTTTGTTACTTCGTGATGTATTATCTAGAACCATACAATCGTACCCTTCTGTACACGAATTCATTACCTCTCTGAAAGTTGCTGCATCTGGGAAAATACCGAAAAAATTTTTATATAACTTATCCTGATTTTGTACTATATTTTCGCGGAGCACGAATACAAAATCTATATTAGCTCTAAGGTCTGGTGGTAAATCCATACAATATTGCATAGTCAAGATAAATAAAAGTCTCCAATGTCTACCGTTCATAAATATACCACGGATATTTGGATCTCTTATCATTTTTTTATCATACATACAATCATCAAGTAGAACAAACGCGTCATTTTTATTTTTTGGATCAGTTTCTTTGGCATTCATGATCATTTTCTTTTGTCTATTTATAACACTCTGTATAACATCAGACTTATATTCAGAATGTATAAATAAATCTGGAATAAAACTGGAATAATATTTATTACCATCTTCTGTAGCTGATATTGCTGTACCTATAGGTATTTTTCTACAATAGTATAATATATCTTTAACTAATGTACTTTTACCAGTGCCTCTTTTACCTATAAATACGCAGGTTGCTGGTCCCGATCCATTGACTCTTCGCTCTTCTATAACTCTAGGATTAAACTTAGATATCTGGATGCTTGACATCTATTATATATAAGATAGAGATTTTAACTATATTATTTGACGCGATTCTTTAAATATCAGCCATCGCTTTTATATTGTCCATACCAGATACCGTATTAAATTTTGATCCAGCTTCTACATAATTATCCGTTAAAAGCGTTTCTGTACCCTGAGACATAAAGTAAGAATATGCAAGTGTTAAAACTACTGATGTAGCTATTGCGGCAATACCTTTAGATTGTACAGTTTTAAAGTTTTCATTATCAGACATTTCTAAAACACCGTACACAATTATCAGAATACATACAAATAGTACAAATGTTGTGGCGTCAAATATAAACATGTTTGGTAATATAATTTATTTAAATTTTAATATTTTAAACTTATAAGTACGTTGTATGTGGTATCTGTTAGTTTTAAGTTTTGTATCAAATAGCAATTTAATAATGTCTAGAGAATTTACACATTATAACGAAATACTTGTTAATCACGATCTTCCTTGTCATTTAGCTTCATGTCGTGTAAAGACTTTTAAGAGTGCTTTAATTAAACATTCGGAACCGAAGTATTCTAGTAAGAATATTTACGAACTACATGATTTGATATCTTTTAGATTTATATTTTACAATAATGAAGATCTACTAAAATTTTATCATTATAATAAATTGGAAAAAGATATTATATATTTTCAGAATTATATTAACAACCCAAAAGATAACGGGTACAAAGCATTACATTTTCATTATAGAATATCTAATGAAAAAATAGATAAACTAGAATGTCAATTGTATATTTTAGAAGACTACTATGATTCTCTATATGGTAATAGTTCCAATTATAAAGATTACTTAAACAGTTTAAAAGAATAATATATATATATATAAATGATTACAGATAAGGATATCAGCGATTTACTTGATTCCCATGATATTGTACTTCTTAAGTTCACAGCTGATTGGTGTGAAAATTGTAAAAAATATGAACATTTTATTAATGATTTAAGTGTATGTGTAAAAGAAGTAGATCATGATCTCAATGGAGATCTAATAGAAGAATATGAAATCGACAAACTACCTACTGTTTTAATATATAAAAATAAAAACTTGGTGGATAGAATCAAAGGGTTTATTCCTAAAACAGAATTTGTTAAAAGATTGACGACCATTAGTTCACATAATTAGACAAGGTTAAATAATGTAAGATGTATAAATTATTTTCACTAAGTCCTCGCAATACTCTGTTCCTTAATCGATCCAAATTCCATGTGTCTCACTAGAATGGTTTACAATAGTTAAGTGAATACACAAATGACCATTTTGTCCATTATTATAAATAAATTTAACTTAATGTTCTGGCACTTGGATCTGTTGTATCTGACCATCTTGGCATCCAGAAATATGGAACAATATGACTTGTATTTGGATACTCAGTTTCATATAAAGATCTATAGTACTCTTGTTCTGTTGTTATAGGTACATTATGTACTACATTAACTCGTTTAAATTTAATAGCGTCTACGTGTTCCTCGATTATTTTAAACCATGACCTTTTTTCGTTACTAACTCCGTCGCTAAACGCTTCTTTTTGTCTATATAAAACATTATGTGGTAAATCATCCATAAAAGAGTCTCTTAGTAATTTTTTCTCAATTGTTCCAACTGGAAAACGAACGTTTAATGGAATACTTCTATATGTTGTTACAAAGCTTTTATCTAAAAATGGTGTTCTAGGTTCTAGACCACACGAAGATATACACTTATCACTCCTTAAAACGTCAAAATAACTAATGTTAGATAATAATTTTACAGTTTCAGAATCTGAATGAAGTCGCGACGGACTTTTATGGAAATATAGATAACCACCCGTAAGTTCATCCGACCCATCTCCATTAAATATTACTTTACAGTCAGATTTATTAGCTATGTATTTAGCAACTAGATAATTTCCTACACTAGCTCTAACAGTTGTCGTGTCATAGCTTTCTATATTTTTAATTACAGTTGGAATAGCTTCTAGAAATTCTTTTTCTGTTACTATAACCTCGTTATGGTCTGTTCTTAAAAATTTAGCAACTTCGCGTGCGTACTTTAAATCAGGACTACCAGATAGTCCAATAGAAAATGTCTTAATGGTCTGTTGTGGTAATAAATTAACAACAATTGATGTAATTAGACTAGAATCTAATCCTCCCGATAATAGACACGCTATAGGTCTTTCTGACATAAGTCTCTTCTTGACAGCGTTGATTAGTGAATTCTTAACTAAGGTTTTGTAGTAATCATATCCTGTATAAATACCACTGTATTCAATTACTGTAGAATTTAGACTAAAGTAATTATAAATAAGTAGATGCTGTCTATTAAAGTGACCAAAGTAACCAGGAGGGAACTGTTTAATTCTTGTATTAAAATTTATTAAACTTTTA